TTACTTAATGTTCCACGAATACCCAAACAGCTCATTTCCGTTATCGGAAAGATGAATTACTGTATTTTCCTCAAGAATTGCTTGTGTTTTTTCGGAATACGAGCCCTTTTTATCCAGAGCAATGAAAACCTGCTTTGGAGTGCTGCTGTAGAGTTCCAGTATTCTTTCAAGCGGCTCATCGGCTATTTGCTTCAGTATTACCGAGTCATGAACCAAGGCGGGTAGCGGTGTTAACTGCATTACCGCCAAGTCAAACACAACTAACCCTTTATACGAAGTGCCTGTGCCCGTATCATCCGGTGTGAGGAATGTATAGCTGTTTGGCCTCTTTATTGTCAAGACGGGAGGTTTCTTTTCGCCTTGATAAACAACATCGTTAATCTCGTCCATCTGAACGTTGATGGCGCTTTGCAAAAAGCCAATTTGTTCTTCCTGCAAGGCAATAAGACGCTCTTCCATATTTTTAGCAGCAGTCTTTAATTCTTCCATCTTGCTGTATGTCTCGTTTTCCTTTTCCAAAGCTTTTATTTGCCCCTTCTTAGAGGCATACTCTTCCAACAGAGTACGAGATACTTTTGGCGTAAGACCAGAGGCCCGAATTTCGTTTTCCAGCACCCTGATTTCATTGGTCGCAAGTTCTATAAGTGAAAGATACCGCCGCCTTGCTTCTTCATACTCCGCATTCAAAATACCTACCAGTTGGTGATGGAACTGCTCGATATCTTCGATTTTCTTGAGGTTCGCATCCGGGAAAAAGCGCAATAAGGCCTGGAAGTTACTATGCTGCCTTGGACTGTCAGCAATGTCTGTTGATATATCACTTTCGATAACGGTCAACTGCGATGTTAGGCGGCTTTTCTGACGCTTTACCGCAGTGAGTTTTCGTCTTAATTCCGCAAGAAACTCAACTTGCTGGGAATCAAGTCCCATTAGTTCATTTCCACTGCTTTCCTGAAGTTGTGCAAGCTCAGTCTGTAATTCTTCAATCCGCTTCTCATTAGCGGCAAATTGCCGCTTACCTATTCTGGGAATAAAATGAAATTCTTGTACTCTCTTGTAGGCATCCTTCTGGTTTTTGCTTTCATCGACCGCTTTTTCCAAGTCATGCACAGCAGCGTACTTATTGAAAAGCATCATCAATGCTGTAATGGCTTTCTTGGGAGCTTCACCTTTTGCTGCATGCAGCGGGCGTTTTTCATCTAGATTGTCTCGCCCATAGATGCGAAAGTAACGACCAACCATATCTCGAAAGGTGATCAGTGGAAGCTTAATCCCATATTGTTCAAAAAGGAACGTCCGGAATTCATCTCGTGACATTTCCGATATGGGATTGTATTCCGCATCGCAACGGATGACGCGGGTGTGGTTAATCGTTTCGCGAGAGAAGAAATGCCTCTTCCCATTGAACTCAAAAGCAAACTGGATACTGTGCGGCCCCACCTGTGTTTGAACGTCCGTTGACTTCAACACATAGTCATCTCCGCCAAAGGCAAAGTCTACAGTCATAAGGAAGGTAGATTTCCCAATGGAGTTGCTGCCCGTTTCACTTCCAAGTACGGTGTTCAGTCCCGCGTGGAAGGCGATAGGAGGGCGTAATTCACCGTAGCTCTTGAATCTGTCACATCTTATTTCCAGCAACATAATGTAGCAACCTCGTTTCTGCGTCGAATTCTATTTTCCCTAAAGCGTAAAGGCAGTCCAGTATCTCTATAAATTCGCTTATATCACCAACTGTCTTGATCACTGAGTCATATAGTGTTGAGGGTGATGTATCGCCTTGCTCTAATACATTTAACACAACTGGGAATCTGGAGATTACGCTTCCGTTGAAACTGTTTACCTTATTGGGTAAGCGCATGGAACACCTCACAATTCTGCACAAAGAATGCCACAATTATTTCGCAGGCGAGCGAACTTCTCGCTTTCCCTTTCTTTTTGAACCACTCTACTAATTGCGTGAATATTTCTTCTTGCTTCAGCCCGATTGAAGAAAGCTTCCTGTAACTGCGCTGGACATCATTCGCCACGTCTTCGAAGTTCAGTATTCCTTCGCGCTCCATTTGTGAGAACACAGATTTAATAAATGTGTAATACTGCACCACAAAGCCTTGGGTTTTTATGATTAGTGGCACATTACTGGATATTTTCTCTTTAATCCGTAGAGCGTTATACTCAAGGGTATCCGATAGTTGTTCTGCAGATGCAAAGGGTATCTGCCTCAATACTGCTTCTATCTGTTCTTCCAGATACATTTTATCCAGCATTACAGAGGCATCGAAATTTCGCCTTAAACTGTCCTTGGTATCCAGTAATTGCCTGCATTCCTCCTTAGTGGTATGCAGTTTGTATCGATTCGCACATTCAAGGCAGAGAGCAATTTTATTGTTGTTTGTCTCCGGGTCATAGGTATTGTTTATCAAATCACCTAACTCCGTTCTTTCATCATCAGTAGGCCGAAGCGGGATAATCGGTGTGATCGCGTATCCGGGAAGGCTGTGGTTGTTCTTGTCGTTAACAAGTGGTTTCCCGCAAGAGGGACAGACACTGTTCGCTTCCAAAAGCAGATAAATGTCTGATTCTGGAAGCGCCCTCGGTCGTGCAGGCGAGAGCGGAAGCAGTTCATCACTCGTTTCCATGCCTTTTTTATCAGCACATAACTTATTGGGTTTTTTTATTGCATATAAAAACACTTTTGCCAGAAACTCAGCTAGAGAATCCCCATCTCCTAATGCAAGGAAGTCAGTTTGTTTGCGCTTCGGTATTCCAACATCGGACATAATAAGTTCTCTTAAATCAGCAATCAAATCAGCGACTAAATCAGGCATTATTTCTGGAATGACAACATCATCAAAATAATCACGAGCAGCGTTTATAATTTTGGGGGTGCCAGAGGCATCCTTTATTTTTTTGCGCAAATTGTCCTTGTGGTTGAGAAGGCGACTGGCATGTTTATCAGAAACGTCAAACGGCTCGCCGTGCTGATTTCTGACATCCTCGTTGTCGATAATCAACCCCAACAGTAAACTCACTACATGTTTATTGTCGTCAGCTGCAAGGGTTTTTTGTAGGAGTTTTGCGTATGTCCCAAAACACAATCTCCCCATATAAGCCGCATCCTTCCCATCTCAAGGTCAAAATCAGGTCAAAAACAGGTCAAACTGCGAGGAAATACTTTTGAGTCGCCACCAGGTATCATTTTCTTGTGGGTTACACGATTTTTGCTGGGGCGGTGATATCGACTGACAGCTAATGCTTCACTAAACGTGACTTTAGTGTGCGCAACCAGTTAAGTACAAAAATTCATTAAAGATTATAACACATATTTTAAAATAAATAAACCTATTTATCTGAAACTCAATGTAAATACGTGTAAAACTGCATTATACCGAAAGCATCGATAGTCAACCAAACGAAAAAGAAAGGAGGACAAGCCTTGAAAGAAGTCAGAAACCTTGATGACAAGCGGGTTTGCGATATCAGCAGTGATTCAAAGGTCGCTGAAATCGCAAAAAAAGACTGCATCACAAGAATCAGAGCTAAACCAGACGGGACTCTTCAGATCACCCATGAGCGAATCACTGTAAAAGCCTAAACAAGTAAATAAGAGAAATCCGCCCGAACGCAAGACGGCAGCGCGGAACTCCCGAACTAGGGGGTTCACCTGCCGTCTATTTCGTTTAAGCGGATTCAAGCGGCTCTGGCGGATTTCAGAAATCTGAAAGCCAAAGGAGCCAAATTATGTCAAGAAAGTACAAGACTAGTAAAAAGAACCGCACTACCTACATTTATTACGGCCCTAACGGTCAGAAAATCATGGAACTGATACCCGGCGAGAATGGCGTAACCGAAGCCTTAGTCGAAGAGCTTCACGCTATGGACGACACAGATGTTAACGAACAACGCCGTTATGACTACCGCGTCACTGAGCATCTGGACGCCTACCACGATGGCGACGGCGAGGAGGCAGGCGACCGTAACAAACGTCTTGCCGATAACCGGGCAAACCCGGAGACTGTCCTCATTGCTCAGGAGGACGACACTGCATACGCAGAAACCTTGTTCCGGCTCAGCAACGCGATGGAAAGCCTTGAGCTCCAACAGCGTACCCTCTTTGAAAAGAAATACGTTTCCAAACGCTCCAACACGGACATTGCCGCTGAAGAAGGTGTGAGTGAGACGGTTATCAGAAAGCGCTTGAGAAAAATGCATGACAAGCTCCGTAAATTCTTCCCCTAAAAAGGGGGTTCGAACAGACCAGTTTTTTCGCTTATTGGTGAGGGGCAGAAAACGCCCCCGGAAAGGAGGCAAAAAAAATGGGTCTGAAGCACAAAGTCACTATCAGCGTGACCAAACCCGACGGCATCCGCGACCCGGTGCTGAAAAGCGGCTGGCAGACAATCCGCAGCAGACTGCTGACCCTGCTGTTCGGCGAGAAGGCGGACATCCTCGTGATCACGCCCGGCGACTCAGTCGAAACAGTGGAAATCAAGGAAATCAGGAAAGGAGGCGCGGAGCATGAGTAAAACCAAGCTGCTTCTAGATGTGGTGTCTGACCTGCGGTCGCTAGCCGGCAGCATCCAGGCGGTCGCGGGATCAATGGTAGACAACGAGCCTGCTAAGGCTGTACAACCGAAAACGCCAGTACCGGAACCGGAATCAAAGCCCGAAAAGAAGCCGATTCCGCTGGAGCAAGTCCGGGCGGTGCTGGCCGAGAAATCCCACAACGGTTTTACCGCCGAGGTTCGGGGGCTGCTGGAAAAGCACGGCGCGAAGAAACTCAGCGAAATCGATCCGGCGAATTATGCAGCTCTCATCAGGGACGCGGAGGGGCTGAAATGAGTGGAGAAAAACAGCATTTCCTGCTCTCCCCTTCCGCCGCCCACCGCTGGATGGCTTGCACTCCATCGGCCCGGCTGGAACTGGAGTTTGACGACACCTCCGGCACCGCAGCTGATGAGGGGACGGCCGCCCACGCTCTGGCGGAACACAAACTGCGGAAAGCCCTGAAGATGCGCTCTAAGAAACCTATCTCCAAGTACGACTGTGACGAGATGGATGGCTACACGGACGGCTACGTTGCTTTCATCTTGGAGCAAATCGCCCAGGCGAAGCTGTCCTGCACCGATCCGCTAGTACTTATCGAGCAGAAGCTGGACTTCTCCCGATATGTGAAAGACGGCTACGGCACCGGTGACTTCTTGCTCATCACAGACGGAACGCTCCACGTTGTCGACTTCAAGTACGGTCAGGGCGTTCTGGTCGAGGCCGAGAACAATCCGCAAATGAAGTTGTACGCAATCGGCGCTCTGGAACTGTTTGATGGCATTTACGACATCAGTACGGTGTCCATGACCATCTACCAGCCCCGCCGTGAAAACGTCAGCACCCACACTGTATTCAAGGAATCGCTTTACCAATGGGCGGAGGAAGTCCTGAAACCAACGGCAGTAATTGCTTTTGAGGGCGGGGGGGAGTACATCCCTGGTGAGCATTGCCAGTTCTGCCGGGCGGCCGTTAAGTGCCGGGCGAGGGCAGAGGCCAAGCTGAAACTAGCCGCCTTCGAATTCGCCCTGCCGCCACTACTCTCTGACGAGGAGATCTCCGAGGTTCTGGCCGCCATCGGTGACCTGACCAGCTGGGCCAATGAGATTATGGCCTACGCCACTGATGCCGCCGTGAACCACGGTAAGGAATGGCCCGGATTTAAGGTGGTTGAGGGACGCTCCAACCGCAGGTATTCCGACGAGGAAGCTGTCGCGGAAGCTGCAAAAGCTGCGGGGTACCGCGACATCTACAAGCAAAGCCTGATTACCATTACAGAAATGGAGCGCTTGATGACCAAGCCTAAATTCAACGAAATCCTAGGCAGGCTAATTGAAAAGCCGCCAGGTAAGCCGACGCTGGTTCCGCTCTCGGACAAGCGCCCGGCGATGAATATATCCAACGCCAAAATTGATTTTACGGAGGAATGAAAACCATGACAAACACCGCTAACCGCACAAACCCGAACCCGGGAAAGAACCCCATGAAAGTCGTCACCGGCATCGTACGCCTATCCTACGCCAACGTGTGGGAGCCCAAGTCCATCAATGGCGGCACCGAGAAGTACAGCGTCAGCCTGATCATCCCCAAGTCGGATACCAAGACCATCGCGGCCATCAACGCCGCTGTGGACGCCGCCATTGAGGAAGGCAAGGTCAAACTCGGCGGCAAGGTGCCAAACAAGGCTGCCCTCAAACTACCCCTACGGGACGGCGACATCGACCGCCCGGATGATGAAGCTTACGCAAACAGCTATTTTATCAACGCCAACTCCAATACCGCGCCACAGATAGTGGACAGGCAGTTAAACCCCATTCTTGACCGCAGCGAGGTCTATTCCGGCGTGTATGCGAGGGTGTCTATAAGCCTTTATGCTTTCAACACTAACGGCAACAAAGGAATCGCCTGCGGACTTGGCAACATCCAGAAAATCCGTGACGGCGAGCCGCTGGGCGGGCGTTCTAACGCAGCTGATGACTTCGCCACCGACGCAGACGACGATTTCCTGTCATGACGATTAAGCAGAACAGCGAGGTGGGAGGGGCCTTCCCTCCCGCCTCAATAAAAAGCATCTTCTGCGACGTGGAGACCTTCTCCAGCCGTGAGCTAGACAAGTGCGGCGTATTTAAGTACGCGGAAGCGCCGGACTTTGAAATACTTTTGTTTGGCTTTAGCGTTGACGGCGGCGAAGTTCAGGTTGTTGACCTTGCCAGCGGCGAAAACCTGCCGCCTGAAATCCGCGCTGCCCTGACAGATGAGAGCGTCATCAAATGGGCGCATAACGCCCAGTTTGAAAGAATTTGCCTATCACGACACCTTGGGCTGCGATACCTTCCGGCCGCGAGCTGGCGTTGTACTATGATCTGGTCTGCTTACCTTGGCTTGCCGCTTTCACTTGAGGGTGCCACGCTGGCCACAGGCGCGGAAAAACATAAACTGGCCGGGGGCAAGGATTTAATCCGTTATTTCTGCCAGCCTTGCAAGCCCACTAAGGCAAACGGCGGCAGAACGCGGAACCTGCCGGAGCACGACCCCCAAAAGTGGGCGCAGTTTAAAGCATACAACGCCCGCGATGTGGAAGCAGAAATAGAGATAGCCAGGAAATTCTCCAAGTTCCCCGTGCCGGAAGATGAGTGGAAAAACTATATACTCGATCAGGAGATTAACGACCGGGGCATCCGGCTGGATATGGAACTGGTTAGGCAAGCAATCAGCTGTGATGAACGCTCAAGGGTGGAACTGACTAGGGTCATGCGGGAACTTACCGATCTGGAAAACCCTAACTCGGTAGCTCAGGTGAAGGCATGGCTGGTTGAGCACGGGCTAGAAACAGATACGCTCGGCAAGGCGGCGGTTAGGGAACTGCTGAAAACAGCGCCGGGGAATCTGGCCGAGGTGTTGACCCTCAGGCAATCTCTCGCCAAAAGCAGCGTGAAGAAATACACGGCGATGGAGAACGTTGTCGGTTCCGACGGCAGGGCCAGGGGGCTACTGCAGTTCTACGGCGCGAGCCGAACCGGCAGATTCGCCGGCAGGCTCATCCAGGTTCAGAATCTACCAAGGAACAATCTGCCGGATATAGTACAGGCGCGGCAACTCGTAAAAGCCGGGGACTTTGATACGCTGGAAGCTCTTTACGACTCCGCGCCTGCTGTCCTCTCGGAACTCATCCGCACGGCGTTTATCCCAAAGCCAGGCTTTAAGTTTATCGTGGCTGATTTCAGTTCAATAGAAGCTATGGTCATCGCTTGGCTCGCGGGGGAAAAGTGGAAAATGGACGTCTTTGCCGGGAACGGGAAGATCTATGAGGCAACAGCTGCCCGCATGTTCAATGTGCCAATTGAATCCGTCACCAAAGGAAGCCTGCTCCGGCAAAAAGCCAAGCAAACAGAACTGGCCTGTGGCTACGGGGGGTCAGTCGGCGCGCTTAAAGCGATGGGCGCACTTGATATGGGTATCGCTGAAGAAGAACTTAAACCGCTGGTGAACGCCTGGCGAAGCGCCAACCCCAATATTGTGAGTTTTTGGTGGGACGTTGGCCGCGCCGCGATGACCGCTGTCAAAGAAAGAACATGCGCAGAAACCCACGGCATCCGTTTCTCTTACCAGAGTGGGTTCCTGTTCATCACGCTTCCCTCCGGCAGACGGTTGGCTTACGTCAAGCCGCGCATCGAGCTTAACCGCTTTGGCAGTGAGACGGTGACTTACGAGGGTGTGGGACAAACCAAGAAGTGGGAGCGCATCGAAAGCTACGGCCCGAAATCCGTGGAGAACATCGTGCAGGCAATCAGCCGCGACATCCTCTGCCACGCCATGCGGCGGCTGGATGACGCCGGGCTTTCCATCGTGATGCACGTCCACGATGAAGTGGTGATCGAAGCGCCGCCTAGTGTGTCGCCGGAGGAAGTCTGCCGCCTTATGAGCGAGACGCCGCCTTGGGCCAAGGGGCTTCCGCTTCGCGCCGATGGGTTTGCTTGCCAATTTTATAAAAAAGACTGATCCAGAGGGTTCGAATCTCCCCTGAATTTCGCGTATGGATAGGAGCCGTTTATACCGCTCCGAAAATCCATTTTTTCAGGAGGGTTCCATTATGAAGTCACTACAGGTTTTCAGCAACACAGAGTTCGGGATACTTGGCGTACTGACCATTGACGGCAAAGAAATGTTCCCCGCGACAGAGTGCGCCAGGCTGCTCGGATACGCCGACCCATACGACGCGGTTAAGCGGCACACAAAGGGGTCGGTGAAACACCGAGTCCTTACTCCGGGCGGTGAACAGCAGATCAACTTTATCACCGAGGGCGACTTATACCGGCTGATCGTCCACAGCAAGCTTCCCTCCGCCGAAAGGTTCGAGCGCTGGGTGTTTGACGAGGTTCTCCCGTCCGTCCGCAGACACGGTCTTTATGCCGTCGATGAGCTGCTTGCCGACCCGGACCTATGGATTAAGGCATTGCAGGAACTTAAGGCGGAACGGGCAAAAAATGCCGCCCTTACCGCAACGGTCAGTGTCCAGCGGCAGCAGATTGCCGAGATGAAGCCCAAAGCCAGCTACTATGACGTGGTTCTGAACTGCAAGGATGCCGTGGCGATTACCACCATCGCTAAAGACTACGGCAAGTCCGGGCGCTGGCTTAACGAATACCTGCACAGCTTGGGCGTGCAGTTCAGGCAGGGCAACATCTGGCTGCTGTACCAGAAATACGCGCGGCACGGATACACCGTAACCAAGACCCACAGCTATCCCGGCAGCGACGGGGAGATCCACGCCAAAGTGCACACTTACTGGACGCAGAAGGGGCGGCTGTTCATCTATGAATTGCTGAAATCACAGGGTTGTCTGCCGCTGATTGAGCAGGGGCTTGAGTTCGAACAGGTGTAGCCATGGACAGGTTTAATGCCGAAGGCTATCCCGATCCCACCGCTGCTGAAGCGCTGGCGAACATAGCGCGTGAGGAAAAGGCAAGAAACTGGAAACCCTGCGTGTTCATCTGCTCACCATTTGCGGGCGATATTGACCGAAATACGCTGAACGCAAGGCGGTATCTGAAGTTCGCGATAGACAAGGGCGTAATCCCCTTTGCGCCCCATCTGCTCTATCCGCCAGTATTGGACGAGCATGACCCTGCCCAGCGTGAACTGGGCCTGTACTTCGGTATGGTCTGGCTCGGCAAGTGTGACGAGCTTTGGGTATTCGGAAGTTACATTTCATCCGGGATGGGCGCGGAAATCGCCAGGGCGAGGAAACGCCGTATCCCCATCAGGTATTTCACGGAAAACTGCGAGGAGGTGCAGGGCATATGAAAATAGCGGTTGGCAACAGCCGCATGGATAAGAGGTGGAGAAATAAGGACATCACCTGGGATGACTTCAAAAACACCGTCCGCGTTACGAAGCGCACCACCGAAACGGTATCGGAGTTCCGCAAGATGAGCCGCGCCCGGCAGGATGCCATTAAAGACGTGGGCGGCTTTGTAGGCGGCGCCCTGCGCGAGGGCAAGCGCAGGAACGGCTATGTCCTCTGCCGCTCCCTTCTCACCCTCGACATGGATTACGCCAAGCCCGGCGTCTGGGAGCAGATTGAGTCACTCCATGACTGGGCCTGCTGCGCCTACTCCACTCATAAGCACACGCCGGAATCACCGCGGCTCCGGCTCATTATCCCCCTTTCACGGGAGGTGAGCGAGGACGAATACCCGGCACTGGGGCGCATGGTGGCCAAAGAAATCGGCATTGAGCTGTTCGACGACACCACCTATGAGGCATCCCGGCTAATGTACTGGCCGTCCACGCCGTCTGACGGCGAGTTTCTGTTCTACGAAAAGGACGGCCAACCGCTAGCCCCGGATGCCTACCTTTCCAAATACGCCGACTGGCGGGATACATCCATGTGGCCGGTATCCTCCCGGCAATCGGAGGTTGTGCGGCGGCAGATCACTAAACAAGCGGACCCCCTTGCCAAGGACGGCGTGGTGGGCGCTTTCTGCCGGGCCTATTCCATCGAAGAGGCAATAGAAGCGTTTCTAACCGATGTGTACGAACCAAGCGCGCTGAACGGCCGTTACGATTATATCCCCGCCGACTCCTCCGCAGGCCTTGTGATCTATGACGGCAGGTTCGCCTACAGCCACCACGCCACCGACCCGGCCTGCGGGAAGCTTTTAAACTCCTTTGACCTGGTGCGGGTTCACCGTTTCCGTGACCTTGACGATAAGGCAGCCGAGGGCACCCCGCCCGGCAAGTTGCCATCCTTCAAAGCGATGACGGAGCTTGCCGCTAAAGATGAGCGGGTCAAAACCTTACTTGCCGAAGAACGTTACGCAAGAGCGGCAAGCGAGTTTCATGTTAGTGGTAGCGCGGACTGGGAGAGCAAGCTTGATGTAGAGCCGCGAACCAATATCGTCAGAAACACCATCCGCAATCTCACGTTGATATTGGAAAATGACCCGCTCCTCAAAAACATCGTGTTCAACCAGCTATCTGACGGCATGGAGATCAAGGGGGAAGTCCCGTGGAAGCACCCCTCTCGCTTCTGGCGCGATGCTGACGACGCGCAGCTGATTACCTACATTGACTTGCGCTATGGCACGTTTTCGGCACGCAATTATGAGGTGGCGGTAGCCAAAGTTACAGATGACCGTTCCTACCACCCTATCCGCGATTTTATTGACGCCCTACCGGAATGGGACGGGATCCCCCGTGTGGACACTCTGCTGGTGGATTGTCTCGGCGCTAGCGACAACGTCTACGTCCGCGCGGTGACGAGAAAAACGCTCTGCGCGGCCATCGCCCGTGTCCTCTCGCCCGGCATTAAGTTTGACTCCATGCTGGTGTTAAACGGCCCGCAAGGTGTGGGCAAAAGCACCCTCATCGCCAAGCTTGCCGGTGAATGGTTCTCTGACAGTTTGTCGTTAAGCGACACTAAGGACAAAACCGCAGCCGAGAAGCTGCAGGGCTATTGGTTACTGGAGATTGGCGAGCTTGCCGGATTAAAGAAAGCCGAAGTAGAAACCCTGCGCAGCTTCTTGTCCCGGCAAAACGACATTTATCGTGCCAGCTTCGGCAGACGGGCTACGCCACACCTACGGCAATGCGTTTTCTTCGGCACCACCAACGCCGAAAAAGGGTATCTGCGCGACACTACCGGCAACCGCCGCTTCTGGCCCGTGAAAACGCCAGGCGGCGGTAAGCGGCAGTCGTGGCAGCTCACACAGGACGAGGTCCTGCAGATATGGGCGGAAGCGCTCAAATACGTCAAGGACGGGGAAAAGCTGTATCTTGATATCGCCCTTGAGAAACTGGCCAAAAATGAGCAGCGGGAAGCGATGGAGTCCGACGAGCGCGAGGGGCTGGTGCGCGATTACCTTGATATGCTCCTGCCGGAAGATTGGGACACCATGGATTTATACGAACGCCGGGCTTATATAAACGGCACGGAGTTTGGCAACAGCCACAAAGTTGGCGTTCATAAACGCACTTCGGTCTCTAACATGGAGATATGGTGTGAGTGCTTCGGTAAAGACCGCGCCAACTGCAAACGTATGGACAGTAACGAAATCTCGGCGATTATGGCTGGGATCGGCGGCTGGGTTGTTTCACCGAAAAAGGAACGCATCCCGCTGTATGGCCCGCAGTGGGTATATGTTCCAACGACTGTTCCCAGAGCGCAATCCTTGGAACAAAAATGAAGTTGGGAACAAAAAAGCCTGTTCCGATGTTCCAAACTCCGCTTCTCGGAACACTTCATGGGAACAGGCGGCAGCCCTTTATAGATGCGCTGTTTAACACCATGTGTTCCATTGTTCCAATTACTTCTATTAAATATAAAACAGTAAATAAAAGCAGATATAGAACACGCAACCACGCATATACGCGCGTATAGAGATTTTTTGGATTTTGGGAACGCAGGTATCCGGAGGTACTCGTGAGAGAAAAACACATAGAGCAAAAACTGATCCGAGCTGTCCGTGCTGCAGGCGGTCTTGCTATTAAGCTTATGTCGCCCGGTTTCGATGGTATGCCAGACCGCCTTGTGCTTCTACCCGGCGGCAGGATGGCTTTCGTTGAGGTTAAAGCGCATGGAATGAAACCCCGGCCCTTGCAGCTAAAGCGGCATGAGATGCTCAGGCGGCTTGGGTTTAAGGTTTACGTCATTGACGATGAGGGGCAGATACAGCCGGTACTGTCGGAAATTATGGGAGGGGGTGATGCCCGATGAAGTTCATACCGCACGAATATCAGCAATTCGCCATTGACTATCTTCTTGATAGGCCCGTGGCGGGGATATTTCTGGATATGGGCTTGGGTTGAGTAAAACCGTGATTGCACTTTCTGCCATCTTCGACCTTACGCTGGATAGTTTTCAAATCCGCAAGGTTCTGGTTATCAGCCCATTAAGAGTGGCACGGGACCTGTGGCCAGCCGAGATTGAGAAGTGGGATCACCTGCATGGGTTGACGTACACGGTAGCAATCGGCAGTGAACGAGAGCGTAAAGCGGCTCTCATCCAGCGGGCGCAGGTCTACATCATCAACCGGGAAAACGTGGACTGGCTGGTTAACAGGAGCGGCCTACCCTTCGACTACGATATGGTGGTGGTCGATGAGCTGTCATCTTTCAAGGCGTACAGCTCCAAGCGGTTCAGGGCGCTGCGGAAAGTCCGGCCCGGTGTTAAGAGGATAGTGGGTTTGACGGGGACGCCTTCATCCAATGGCCTGATGGATTTATGGGCGGAGATCGGCATCCTTGACATGGGCCAGCGCTTGGGGCGCTTTATCGGCAACTACCGCAGTGCCTTCTTTATCCCCGACAAGCGCAACGCCCAGGTGGTGTTTTCCTACAAGCCGAAGCCCGGCGCGGAGGAAGCCATCTACCGCCTTATTTCCGATATCACCATCAGCATGAAGAACACCGACTACTTGAAACTGCCGGAACTGGTGATGAACGAGGTTCCCGTGAAGATGTCGCCCATTGAGGATAAACACTACCAGACTATGAAAAAAGAAATGGTGCTGTCCCTTAAGGATAAAGAGATTGACGCCGTTAACGCAGCAGCTTTGAGCAGCAAGCTGCTGCAGATGGCTAATGGTGCCGTCTACGATGGGAACGGCGGTGTTGCCCGCCTTCACGACCGCAAGCTGGACGCGCTGGAAGATCTGATTGAGGCGGCAAACGGCAAGCCCGTTTTAATCGCCTACTGGTTCAAGCACGACCTGGCGCGGATACTGGAGCGGTTCCCCGCAGAAAAGCTGGACAGCGCCGACTCCATCAAGCGATGGAATGACGGCGAAATCCCTATCGCTGTTATTCACCCCGCTTCCGCCGGGCATGGGCTGAACCTGCAGGCCGGCGGCTCTACCCTCGTGTGGTTCGGGCTTACCTGGAGCCTGGAGCTCTACCAGCAGACAGGCGCCCGGCTCTGGCGGCAGGGGCAGAAAGACACGGTGGTTATCCACCATATCATCGCCAAGGGGACGATTGACGAACAGGTCATGGCCGCCCTCAAGCGAAAGGACAAAACCCAGACCGCCCTGATCGAGGCGGTCAAGGCAAATTTGTAGTAAATCAACGACAACTAAAGACAAAAGCTGCCAATCCGAGGGAAACAAAACCGAATCGGAGGTAGGCTTATGAGCGAATATACAACAGAACGTATCAGATGCGCGTCTTGCCGGTTTGCGTGTCCCGACGAATCGGCTAGCAGCAGGGCATGGACGGCTTTCCAGTGCGGCAACGATAAAAGCGAGTATCACAGGTGCCTGCTAAACATCACGCCAAACGGCGACAAACAGTCGCGGATATCTTGGACAGGGTGTGAACTCGGGGAAAGGAGGCGGAGTTTATGACGGTTAAGGAGTACTTGGCACAGACCCGGCGGATAAACCGCCTTATAGACGCAAAATTAGAGCAGGTACGGGTACTTCGGGAGCTCGCCGCCAAAGCCACCTCCACTCTCTCGCCGACACCGCCGAGTGAGACGCGCAATGTCCACCGCATGGAGGAGATCATCGCCAAAATGCTGGATCTGGAGAATGAAATAAACTTAGACATCGACAGGCTCGTCGACTTGAAGCGGGACATTGCGAATGCTATCCGTTCTTTGAATAGCCCAGATTACAGGGTACTCCTGGAACTACGCTATCTCTGCTTCAAAACATGGGATGAAATCGCGGCGGATTTTCATTGCAGCGTGCGCCACGTTCACCGAATACACGACGAAGCGTTAGCCGCCTGCTCGGAGCGAGTAAAAGATGTCACTATAATCTGTTGAATGTCACAGCAAAAGTTTGATAGCATTAGAATAGCGAAACGTAGCTTCCAAGTATACAAGCAATCTTTTTTGGAGGGCACTTTGAAAATACCATAAACTATAAACCCTTGCATTAAATGGAAATATCATACTCCATTGACAATCATTGTATTTCATGATAAGCTTCCCTTAACTGGGTGTTTCGCCTATTGGCGAAGCTCCCTTGCCTTTTATATGGGGGCTTGCCATTTAATGGGTATCAACGGAGGGGTTAATTTGGCTAAGGTTAAACTATCGAAAACTACATTTGAAAATCTGGTTAAACACTTGGTGGAAATCGAGGAGGGGAAGAAAAAGCTTCTTGAGGAATACTACCCGGAACAGTCAAAGGAACGTAATGAAATAGAGATGCTTGTGGAAGATTATATCAAACGTGTTGAACAACTTATTATAAATGCAAGTAAGGCGCAAACCACAGACAACAAAATTCCCTTTGTTACCATAGGTAGCGAAGTGGAAATACAAGATTTATTCGACCAAGAAATCTTTGATTACCGCATAGTGAGTCCCTTCCGCAGCAGTGTAAGTGCAGGAGATATTTCATACTTATCGCCGGTTGGCAAGGCATTGTTGTTAAAAAAAGTCGGTGATGAAATAGAAGTTAAAGCACCGGGAGGATTATTCCGCTACAAGATTAAATCTATTCAATTGCATGGGGATTGTGTTTGACAAAATTAACGTACTTGATACTCGGTTAGCAAAATATCTGAGAGGGCGCTCGTCACACGGTGGGCGCCCTTTCACTTTGCCAAAAATGAGGTGAAGTGATGCCCTACAAACCCAAGCGGCCTTGCTCACATCCCGGCTGCCCCAAGCTGACAGACGGCCGGTTCTGCGCGGAACACGCCAAAGAGGAAGCAAAACGATACGAACGCTACCAGCGTGACCCGGCGACGCGCAAGCTCTATGGCCGGACGTGGCGGAAGGTGCGTGACCGCTACCGCGCGGCGCATCCGCTTTGCGAACGCTGCTTAGAGCGGGGACGGGTAACGCCAACGCAGGAAGTCCACCACATCAAGCCGCTGGCGCAAGGCGGCACCAACGACGACGATAACCTCGCGGCTTTGTGTACTTCCTGCCACTCGGAGCTCACCGCGCGCGAAGGCGGACGCTGGGGTCGGTAGGGGCGGTCAAAATCTCTGCAACCCTCGCCCCGGGCAACGGGCGGCGGGTCACGCGCGAAAAAATCACGGTTCAAACAGGGGATTAAGCCCCGCCGCGGCAAGGAGGTGAGGGCGCGTGGCAAAAGACGGAACAAACAGGGGCGGCCGTCGCGTGCGCGCCGGCGACAAGCCGCAGCCCCTCGCGGAGAAAATCACGGCGGGCAAAGCCGCTCGCGTTTTGGAACCCCCTAAGCTGCCTCCTGAGCCGCTGCTTGAAGCGGGCGAACTGGGCGGCACGGCGGATTTATTCGGCGAGGATATGCCCGCCCCAAGCGACTACCTCAGCGCGAGGCAGCGAGACGGAAAACCGCTCGGCGCGGACGCGCTGTTCATTGAGACGTGGAAATGGCTAAAAGATCGCGGCTGTGAGAAATTCGTCAACCCGCGGCTGATTGAAGCCTACGCCCAGGCGTTCACGCGCTACATTCAGTGCGAGGAGGCCATCAGCACCTACGGGCTTTTGGGCAAGCACCCGACTACCGGCGGCGCGATAGCCAGCCCGTTCGTGCAGATGAGCCAGTCGTTCCAGAAGCAGGCGAATCTCCTCTGGTACGAGATTTTCGACATCGTCAAGCAAAACTGCACCACGGCTTTTGTCGGCAATCCGCAGGACGACGTGATGGAGAGGCTGCTCTCCGCCAGGAGGGGCGACAGATGAAGATAGAAAAAATCAAGGCGGAGCTTTTAAGGCCCGCCCGGTACAACCCGCGCAAAGACTTAAAACCCGGCGATAAGGAGTATCAAAAGCTCCGCCGCTCCATCGAGGAGTTCGGCTATGTGGAGCCGGTAATCTTTAATCGCCGGACCGGCAATGTGGTGGGCGGCCACCAGCGCCTGAAGGTGCTGCTCGATTTGGGCCACAGCGAGATCGACTGCGTGGTGGTAGAGCTTGATCCGCAGAAAGAAAAGGCGCTCAACCTCGCCCTCAACAAGATTCAGGGCGAATGGGACGAAACCAAGCTGGCGGAGTTGATGGCGGAGCTTGACGCGGGCGCCTTCGACGTCTCCCTCACCGGCTTTGACGCCGCGGAGGTCGACGAGCTGCTCAACCGCTGGCACGCCAAGGAAGCGGTGCAGGACGATTTCGATGTGGATAAGGAAAAGGAACGCATCGAAGGCGATGGCGCGATCACAAGGCCGGGGGACATCTGGCTTTTGGGCAGACACCGCCTGCTGTGCGGCGATTCCACCAGCGCGGCTGATTTCGCCAAGCTCATGGACGGCGGCCGCGCCCAGGCCGCTATCACCTCGCCGCCCTACGGCGTGGGCAAGGAATATGAAAAGGCGGGCATCGAGCCGTGGTTTCAGACCATCCGGCCGGTGATTAAGAACCTGTGCAGGTACGCGGAGATCGTCTGCTGGAACTTAGGCGACCTATACGCCACCGGCTCCCAGTTCATCGAGCCGACCAGCGTCTATTCCGTGAACATGTTTGCCGAAAACGGCTATCGCCCGATCTGGATCCGCGTCTGGAAAAAGCAAGGGATGAATTTTGGCGTCGGCCCTTATCACCTCGTTTCCAACAAGCCGGTGCAGCAGTACGAGTATATTTCGGCCTTCAGCAATAACGGCGAAGCCGAGGAGTACAACGACCAGGAATATCTGTGGCTCTCGGCCTTCGCCGGGCACAGCTATAGATTTGTAAAACGGCTGACTAAAGACGAGCGCAAGAAATGGGGCTACGCGGGTATCTGGGAGATGACCACGGTGCGCGCCAACAAGGAGCATCCGGCCATGTTCCCGGTGGAGCTGCCCTGGCGCTGCATCAAGATGCACAGCGACCGGGGCGGCATTGTTTTGGAGCCCTTTTCCGGCAGCGGTACCACCATTATCGCGGCGGAGCAGACCGAGCGCCGCTGCTGCGCCATGGAGCTATCGCCCGTTTACTGCGACTTGGCGGTCAAACGCTGGGAAACTTTCACCGGCGCAAAAGCGCTCAGACTGGAGGGATAAGGCTTGGAGATACAAAAAATCCCCGTCACAAAAATTAAGGCGGCAAAATACAACCCCCGCAAAGACTTAAAGCCAGGCGACGCGGAATACGAGAAGCTCCGCCGCTCCGTGGCGGAGTTTGGCTATGTGGAACCTGTCGTCTGGAACAAGACCACGGGCAACGTGGTAGGCGGACACCAGCGGCTAAAAATACTGCTGGCGGACGGCGCTGCCGCCATCGACTGCGTGGTAGTGGAACTGGACGCCGCAAAGGAAAAGGCGCTCAACCTCGCCCTCAACAAGATTCAGGGCGACTGGGACCAGGAGAAACTGGCGCTGGTCATTGCCGACCTGCAGGGCGCGGACTTTGATCTTTCTCTTACCGGCTTTGACCCCGCCGAAATCGACGCGCTGTTCAAGGACACCATTGCGGACGGCGTAAAAGACGACGATTTCGACGTGGAGAGCGAGCTGCGGAAACCCGCGGTGACGAAGCCGGGCGACCTATGGCTTTTAGACAGGCACCGCCTTGTCTGCGGCGATTCCACCCGCGCCGAAACCTTCGCCCTGCTCATGGACGGCAAGGCGGCAAATCTGGTGGTCACCGACCCTCCATATAATGTAAATTATGAAGGCGCGGCGGGCAAGATCAAAAACGACCACATGGCGGATGAAGCCTTCTATCGCTTTCTGCTGGATGCTTTTACCCTCACCGAAAAGGCGATGGCCAAAGACGCGAGCATCTATGTCTTCCACGCCGACACTGAAGGGCTGAACTTCCGTAAGGCCTTTGCCGACGCCGGTTTCTACCTCTCCGGCGCATGCATCTGGAAGAAGCAGTCGCTGGTGCTGGGTCGTTCGCCATACCACTGGCAGCACGAACCGATCCTCTTTGGCTGGAAGAAAACCGGCAAGCACGCCTGGTACTCCGACCGCAAACAGTCGACCATCTGGGAGTTTGATAAGCCCAAGAAGAACGCCGACCACCCCACGATGAAGCCGGTGCCGCTTTTGGCCTACCCAATACTCAACTCCAGCCTGACGGGCTGTATTGTGCTCGACCCCTTCGGTGGGAGCGGCTCCACCCTCATCGCTTGCGAGCAGACGGACAGGGTTTGTTACACGGTGGAGCTGGACGAAAAGTTCTGCGACGTGATCGTCAAAAGGTACATCGAGCAGGTGGGCGGCGCGGAGAATATATTCCTTATCCGGAACGGCATGAAGGCAGCTTTTGGCGATGTGGAGCAGCCGCAATCCGAAGCACAATAATTCCCTCATTTTTCGCATAAATACCTTGCTATTCCACAGCTTCAGAGTGATATATGTAGTCACCAAGAAGCTAAGGAGGCTTATGAAAATGGAAGTAAAATTCAACGTAACCGGCGAGGCCCGCAAAGCGCTCGTCAAGGCGGCAGGAGAAGCCCTCGGCTGGGAGCCGGTCTACAAGGGAGCGCCGAGCTTCGCCTATGTGGTCAGCAATGTCACCATCAGCCGCGATGGTACCCTTTCCTGGGATGAGCGCACAGACGAAGCGGCCATGCTGCATCTGCTCAGTAAATTGCGGGAGATGGGCTTTGTCCCGGCGGAAGAGGAAACCGACCCCGACACGCTGACCATCGAGATGCCGCTTGTGGGCTTTACCGACACGGCGCTGGAGAACCTCAACCGGCTCATCGCCGGCAAAGCGGCGCTGATCAAGAAAGCAATCGGCGCGGACTCCCTCCCCGTCGAGCGCACGGAAACGACGCTTAGGTTCCCCTGGTTTAAGTTCGGCATAGATGGCGCAACAGTCGCCGCCTACTCCCGCTTCATCGGCGCCCTGTGCGCGGCGGCGAAAGGTCAGAAACGGGTTACAGGCAGGGAAAAAGCAGTGGAGAACGAGAAGTACGCCTTCCGGGTGTTCCTCCTTCGCCTCGGCTTTGTGGGCGACGATTACAAGGAGGCGCGGAAAATCCTTTTAAAAAACCTTTCCGGGAACAGCGCGTTTAAGAGCGGCGCCCCTGCCAAAACGGAGGTGGACGCCGATGCCTAAGTTCCCCTCGAAAGAAATGGTGGAGCGGCTGCGCAAAGAGTATCCCCACGGCGCCCGCGTGGAGCTGGTGCGCATGAACGACCCCTACTCCAGGCTACAGCCCGGCGACAAGGGAACCGTGGACTTCGTCGACGACAGCGGCACCCTGTTTTGCATCTGGGACAGCGGCTCTCGCCTTGGCGTGGTCTACGGCGAGGACGCGGTAAAAAAGCTGTGAAATCCCCGATATTTCTGTGGTTTTTCCGCAGAAATAGCTTGCTATTACCCCCTTTCAGAGTGATATATGTGTATGCCGGAAGACACACCACAAACGCCCTTAAAGGAGGATAAACAGCATGCTAACGGGAAGATTCGGGATTGAGATCGAGTTCACGGGCATCACCAGAAGCGAGGCGGCGCGC